GCGCCATTCAGCCCGAAATCATTGCTAAGTGGGAAAATGCTTTTGACAAGATCCTCAAGGAGTTTTAAATGGTTGCGCAAAGTAGAACGCTCAAGCTGTCGATACTTGCTGACGTTGACCAGCTCAAAAAATCCTTAAACAGTGCAAATGCTGACGTAGAAGGCTCAAGCAGCAAGCTAGGAGAGTTTAGCAAAAAGGCTGGATTGGCTTTTGCCGCCGCCGGCGCAGCTGCTGGTGCTTATGCCGTAAAGCTGGCAGTTGACGGCGTAAAGGCCGCGATCGAGGACGAAGCTGCGCAGATCAGACTTGCTACATCTTTGAAAAATGCAACAGGCGCAACAAATGACATGATCGCTTCTGTTGAAAAGCAGATCCTTAAAACATCACTAGCTACAGGCGTGGCTGACGATAAATTGCGTCCAGCCTTATCTCGTCTTGCTTTATCAACAGGAGACGTTACAAAGGCGCAGGATCTTTTGAGTCTTGCGCTAGATATTAGCCAAGCCACCGGCAAAGGGCTTGACAGCGTTGCCAACAGCCTTGGCAAAGCCTATGACGGCAACACAGCAGCTCTTGGCAAGCTAGGCATAGGACTATCAGCCGCAGAGTTGAAGGCTATGTCATTCACAGAGGTTCAAGGCAAGTTGTCAGATTTATTTGGCGGAGCAGCAGCGGCCAACTCAAAGACATTTGCTGGACGTATTGAAATCCTTAAAGTTACATTTGACGAAGCCAAAGAGTCAATCGGCGCTCGATTGCTGCCAATCATTCAAAGCCTAGTTGAATTTATTGTCAACAAAGTTGTGCCAGCCCTAGGCAAATTTGCAGATTTCTTTAAACCAATCACAGACGCGATTAAAGATAACAAAGAGGAATTCACAACTTTCATCAACTTCATTCAAAAATATGTTGTGCCGGTATTGGTCAACGTTTTAGGCGGCGCGTTCAAAGTTGTCGGCGAAATCGCTGGCGGAGTCATAAATGTCATTGGTGCAGTTATTGGCGGACTCAATACGCTGATCTCTGGAGCTGTTGCCGGTATAAATGCTTTGATTGGGCTTTATAACTCAGTGCCATTTTTGCCTAACGTTTCAAAAATTACAGCGCCAACTATCAACGTGCCAACGGTTTCAGTGCCAAACGTTACTTCAACATCACAAGTGCCAAGCGTCAGCGTGCCAAGTGTTTCAGGCGGCTCAGGATCGACAAAGACAAGTGGCGGCGGAGTTGCAGCAGCTGTTGCCGGTGCAGCTATGGCCACGCCTTACAGTTCAGCACTTACGCAATCGGCAGCTATTAGACGAGCTGAGGCGGCTACTGGTGGCAACAACAGCGGCATAAATGTGACAGTAAATGGGGCAATCGACCCAGAAGGCACAGCCCGAACAATCGTCAACGTTTTAAATGACTCATATTTTAGAGGTACAGGCGGCGCAGGTGCGCTGCTAGGTGCAAACGGGTGACGCAGTGGTCGCCAATTTGGCGAGTGGAGATTGCTGGCGTAGATATAACTGACTCTGTTTTGGCTAATCTCAACATCACTTCTGGGCGCACAAATATCTATGAACAGGCGCAAGCTGGTTATTGCTCGATTACGTTGATTGTTTTTAATCAAGCTGCTATTGACTATCAAATAAACGAAACGCTATCGGTTGAAGTGCAAGACACAGCTGGCGTTTTTAAACCTATTTTTGGTGGCTCGATTGTAGATATTGCTGTGAGCGTCTCAGAGGTCGGCTCAACCGCGTACACGCAAGAGGTGACAATTACTGCCTTGGGAGCTTTGGCAAGGCTGCAAAAGGCTCTCACAAATGGCGTATTAACACATGATTTTGACGGCGATCAAATTTACACAATTTTGTCTCAGGTGCTTTTTGCTCAATGGCAACAAGTACCAGCTGCGCTGACTTGGGCGACCTATGATCCAACTGAGACTTGGGCAAATGCTGGCAATACTGGTTTAGGCGAAATAGATCGACCCGGAAACTATGAACTTTCACAACGTACTTCATCACGAATTGTTATATATGACTTAGTGGCGGCTCTGGCAACATCTGGGCTTGGCTACATTTACGAGGACGCAAATGGACTTATTTCATACGCTGATTCAACACATAGAACCTCTTATTTAGCTGCTAACGGTTACACCGATTTGACAGCCAATCATGCTTTGGGTCGTGGCATAACGATCAAGACAAGAGCTGGCGACGTGCGCAATGACATAACGATCAAATATGGCGTAAGCAGCGGCAACCAAGTAAGTGACAGAGATGAAACCTCAATCGGCTTATATGGCGAATTGGCTCAGATTATTAACACAACAATAAGACACGTTGCAGACGCTGAGGATCAAGCTGCTTTCTATTTGGCTTTGCGAGCTAATCCGCAACCTATTTTTGACCAAATAACCTTTGCTTTGACAAATCCAGAGCTTGACAATGGCGATCGAGACAGCCTAATCAACATATTTATGGGTCAACCAATAGCGTTGAACAATCTGCCGCCAAATATGTCCGCCGGTACTTTCCAAGGATTTGTCGAAGGCTGGACTTTCCGCGCCAGCTATAACGAATTGTCGGTCACGCTTCTCATGTCACCTTTGGCATATTCATTGCAAGCTATGCGCTGGAGTGACGTACCGATAACAGAGACTTGGGCTAGCGTGTCGCCAACTTTGACATGGGAATATGCGACAATCGTGTCATGATTGAAAGGGAAATGAATGGCTAATCCAACTACTAATTACGGCTTTGTTATGCCGACACCTACAGATTTGGTCACAGATTTACCGGCGGATTTCGGCGTCTTTGGTCAAGCTGTTGATACACAAATGTTCACAAATGCAAATGCTGCTATTGCAAAAACTATCGTTGACGCTAAAGGCGACATAATTGCTGCAACTGCTGCCGATACGGTCAGCAGGTTAGCAGTTGGTACAAATGGCCACGTTTTGACAGCTGACTCAACCGCTGCAACAGGTATTAAATGGGCAGCTCCAGCTGGTGGGGGCAAAGTTTTACAGGTGGTCAGCGGCGTAATTACAACAGCAACCGCTATTTCAACAACAACTTACACAGACACCTCAATCACTTTGGCGATTACGCCAACCTCAGCAACTTCAAAGATTTTGGTCATGATAAGCGCCAATGCCGACACTTACCGCGCTGCAAATAATGAAACAGTAGGAGCAAAATTATTTAGAGGCGCAAGCGAAATTCTTGCTTGGGACAATACTGGCAACGAAGGATTTTTTGGTTTGTTTTCTGGCGGCGCAACAGCTGTAAATCCAACTCACACTTCATCTATTGTGTATTTGGACTCACCAGCGACAACGTCTTCAACTACTTACAAATTGCAAGCTCAACTTAGATATACAGCAGACGCTGGTGTGGTTACTTTTCAGGCTGGATCTAATCCTTCAACAATTACACTTATGGAAATTGGTGCATAATGAATTCAATCGAAATCACAGCGGCAATTAGACATCTTGTTCCAAACGCTGAATTTTCATTTACAGACAACGATCTTTCAACCTTGAAATGGGACTCAACGGAATTGACGAAGCCAACTATCACTCAAATCAAGGCTGCAATTCCAATCGTTAAAGCTGCTCAAGAAGCAGAAATTGCAGCTAAAGCAGCCACAAAAGCTGCACTTCTTGAACGGCTTGGCATAACAGCCGACGAAGCGGCTCTTTTGCTGTCATGACCTATCCGCAAGGTACAGCCGCAGCTGTGATTGCAGCTGCATTTGCTGAGGTTGGCACAATCGAGCAGGGCGATAACCTGACAAAGTACGGCAAATTTACCGGAGCAGACGGCTTGCCTTGGTGCGGTTCTTTTGTAAATTGGTGCGCAAATGAAGCTGGAGTGAAAATTCCAAACATGGTCAGTACAGCTGCTGGTGCACAGAAAATGAAGGATCTTGGACGTTGGAAAGAAACGCCACAAGTCGGCGATCTTTGCTTCATGGACTTTCCACATGACGGCGTCGATCGAATAAGCCATATTGGCATTGTGGCCAAAGTTGGCCTGAAAAGCGTTTTATGTATTGAAGGCAATACCAGCGGCACAGGCGATCAGCGCAACGGCGGAATGGTCATGATTAAGCAGCGTTTTCTAGGCAAAGAAATTGTCGGTTTTGGTCGCCCAAAGTACACAGAATATGCTGGAGAA